CAATCTCAAGATGCATGTCAACTTTTATCACGGAGATATATTTGCGTGCCCGAATAGAAGATATGATATTATATGTTTCAATTTTTCATTACATTACATCTTCGCGTCAGAAAAGTTATTCAGAGACTCGATCAGAGAAATCAGAAATAGAATGAAACCGGGTGGCAAACTTATCGGGATCATACCAGATTCTGAAAGTATACTTTACAATACACCAATTCAAGATAATCTTGGAAACTTTTTCAAATTGAGAAACCATGGTAACGGTGGTTTCGGTGAAAAACTATTTGTAGAACTTGTCGATACACCGTACTACGCAGATGGCCCAAAGTCTGAACCGGTTGCATACAAAGACGTGCTCATTCATACTTTAGAAAATTCAGGTTTCAAGTTGAACACTTGGGAAGCTTTGACGGGGAGTCATATATCCAGGTTGTACAGTAAATTTATATTTACATATAGAAAATGATCACGTGGATCATACTTTTCGTCATCAACTTGTACATACTAATGACGACCAAGGACCCCGAAAAACTCAGGGTGGTCAAAGAAAAGTATCAAATTCTTCGCGAAAATTTGAAGGGTACAGAATTTGAAAAATTGAGCAAATGTATTTTGATCACAGGTCATCACACTCTTAATGGCACGGTTGGATACAATGTCAATAAAGGCTATGAGATTGGTCTGTGTTTGGATGGCGAACCAAATGAAATCTTCCATGTGCTCATACACGAACTAGCTCACTGCACAGTCGATGAATATCATCACACTGAACAATACTGGGAAAACTACAAGAAACTCAGAGACATGTGTATCCGATTAAACATTTATGAACAGATACCCAACGAGACACCTTTCTGTGGCATGCACATCCAGGACAAATAATCTGTGTATACTCCAAATGAAGACACCAGCTGGAACAGTTACCACAGCGGTTCTCATGTGGGTGGTTGTCTATGCGATGACCATGGCTCCAATGTACACGAGAAACTACTGGTTGAATCTGTCTCTCATGACTCTTATCATTCCTAACATTCTTAGAATTATTGTTGGTCAAGTCCCTCAATTGGCGGTCGATCGAGGATTCTTCTTTTCTTCAACGATCATTGCGTTTATCGCGGTTGAAATGTTGACCCGAGTTGTCAAGACTCTTAAGTCTCAGATCAAAGAATACGGCGAAAATAGAAGAAGAAGTTTAGAAATTAGTCTTCTTTTTCTAGCTGCGTTCATATTCGGAACGGTTGTGACCTATGTACTGGGTGTGGATAATTCCATCTACAGTAACATGGGTTGGGAGCAATAAGTTTACGCCTTAATCACATAAGATTGACCAGCGTAGAAAATGACCGACGCCACAAGTCCCGTCGCCGCAAGGCCGATGAGGCTTCGACGGCCCGCATCATTCAAGAATTGCGGGACCATGGTCGCGAGTTTTTCTTGGACCGGTGTGCTAATGGCAGCAGCCGTGCACGCGGCGACGAATAAAGATTGCATTTGTTGATCCGTCAAGTTAAACGGATTCTTTGACTCCGGAGCAGAGATTTGCACTTGCTGGGGAGCCGGAGCCGGAGCCGGAATAGCCATCGCCATTTGTTGTTGCATCGGCATCACCATTTGTTGTTGCATCGGCATTTGCTGTTGCATTTCCATCGGTTCGGTTTGACCCATCAATTCGGCAATAGGCGTAGAGTCCATCGTTTCTTTATTTTGACTGACATTTTTTTCAGTATCTTGTGACACGAATGTAGTAGATGAGTTAAGTTGAACCATCCCATCAGAGTTGTCTGCAAGATTCATAGTACGGATGTCCGACATTTAGTATGTATTCATGTTTTTTAAGGAAAAATATTCACGCACGTCCTGACTATTTCTTCTTTGTAATTTTAAGTGCTGTTTTCTTTGTTGCCTTTTTAGCATCCACTTCCTGTTGTTCGAGATAATTTGGGTTATAAGTCTTTTTGTGCATGGCCCAGAGTTGAGGACTCCCGACCTTGAAACCTTTTCGAATTGTAGCCTTGTACCAAAACACACAATCTTGTATCTTGTTAGATTTTACTGTGTTATCTAACACGAGACACTCATAGTTTTCCGTACATGCGTCCATCACCTTACAAAACATATCAAACGAAGGAAAGATTCCAAAAAACGACTTATAAAGCTTTTCTCTGTTTTGTATGATGTTTTCTCTGAGTATAAATACATAATCCACATTGGCGCGCAATGCCGGTGGGAGGTCCATTACATACTGCATCGTCAACATAAAGAATATGTTAAAGTGTCGACCATTCATAAAACATTGTCGAATACGAGTTTCTTTTATAAACTTTGAATCGTACATACAGTCGTCCAGAAGGATGAATGCACCGTTTGTTCTGTTTTTACCCTTGGTACCAACAAGCTTTCTCTGTCTAGTTAACACGCGGTCTACCGCCTCACCGTCGTAATCTCCATACACACAAATGTCTGGAATAAATTCACCATAAAAATGGTTGCCTTCTTCTGTGCCTGATAAAACTATTCCGGCTGGGATATGTTTCTTATGGTACATGATATCCTTGACTAATGTGGACTTACCTGTATTACGTTTTCCTATGAATACGCAGATACGATCGTCATCCATAATCGCCGGGTTGAATTTCCTCAGTTGAAGGTTCATTCTACTGTTAGTGTCCCGTTTTATTTCATAAAATTTTACTCACACATAGTAGATATGTCTGGAGCTGTAAAGCTTGCTGTGACTGGTGTTCAGGATCAGTGGCTTACAGGTGATCCAGATTTTTCATATTTTTTGACGGCATTCAAAAGACATACAAAGTTTTCGATTGAACAAATTGAAACACCATTCGACGGGAACATTGACTTTGGTGAAGAACTCCAATGTACACTTCCACAAAATAAAGGTGACTTGATCAAGGGTATGACTGTCAAATTTATTTTGACACAACCGATAGATGGCGATGGTAATCTATTAAATTATGTACCCTCGGTCTGTTCACAGCTTATAGAAACTGCTGACCTGTATATTGGCGGACAATTGATTGAACGCCTGACTGGTGAATACATCTATATGCACCAACAACTTCACAACACGATTGACGATGTCGAACAAACGTTGTATTTTTTGAATGGTCACGGCAACGAAGTTTTAGATTTTACGGGTGAGTACACATTCTTTATTGATCTTCCGTTTTACTTTAATAGAAATCCGAGCCTGGCAATACCAACTATTGCTCTCAGTAAACAATTGGTTGAAGTCCGAATTAAACTTAGAAATCTTGATGAGATGATAAACGGCGGTGTACCGGAGTTGGGTGTCTCGGCAAGTATGAAAAACGCATCACTTGATACCGAGTTTGCATTCGTGACACCAGAAGAACAGGCATACCTAAGATCGATGCCACTTGAATATGTCATCACACAACTTCAGGTTTCACAGGCAACATTCACCGAAGGACAAAGTGAAAAATCTTTTATGGTAAATTTCAAAAATCCAGTCAAGGAATTTTACATCTTGGCTACAAACGAAAATGCAGCACCTAACGAGTACGAAAAAATTACAAGACTCAAACTCGACTTTAACGATACAAATATCATAGATATGGATTACAATTTCTTAAATTACCAACAAGCTCTGGTAAAACATGTGAATTCTCCGACAACCATTTCAAACTTTGCTACATATAGTTTTGCAGAAGATCCAGAAGTGTATTATCCAACAGGACAAGTGAACATGAGTCGTATTTTCCACAAACTCATGACCATTGGTATTGAAACTGACAAACCCGGTTCTACTAAAGTAAAAATTTATGCGGTAAGTTACAATGTCTTACACATCGAAAGCGGTCTTGCGGGTTTAAAATTTTAAGCGGGTATAGTAGTAATGGCTGGCCGAATTCAGCTTACAACAAGGGGTGTCCAGGACGCATACTTTACAGAAGACCCGGACTACTCCTATTTTGTACAGCTATTCAAAAAGCATACAAATTATGCGAGTAATTATGTCAAGTTGGACATTGATAACGAAGCGGAATTTGGAAAGACTATCCGACTTACCATACCCAAAGATCAAGGTGATCTTTTGAAAACCATCAGTCTCGACGTGGAGCTCGCACCTATTGCCGGTGCAGAAACAACACGCGTTGGCTATGTCGAATCGATTGGTCACGCGATGATTGAATGTATAGACATGTACATAGGGGACGAACGAGTTCAAAGAATTCCAAGTGATTATCTTCAAATCTATTCCGAACAAAATTATACACAATCGAAGCAAAATGCTTTGAATACATTGATTGGTAAATACCCAGATAGAACATCTGATGTTCCAGTGTCGAGTGGTGTAATTTTGGGTCACCTCGGACCAGCAACGACGAACAAAAAATTGTTTATTGATATTCCATTTTACTTTTATAGAAATCCAGAACTTGCCGTACCTCTTTGTGCTATGTGCTACCAAGAAGTGAGCATAGAAATTAAATTCCGAGAAATTTCAGATTGTATTGTCAAGACGACCGATCCCACATCTACAGCCATTGAGACTGTCATTCTAGATTATGAATTACAATCCAATGTCATCATTACGAGTAATGTTATTGCGGCATCAAGAAATGGGACGACGTTTGCGTTGAACTCCGGTGATACAGAAACAACTTTTAAACGGTTAGCCAGAGGGGAGTTGACGGATACAACCATACCAACATTCGGTGGTATTGGTGAAGTTTCTCAAGGACTCAACACTGTTATAAACGCAGATGGCATCCATCGTTATGAAAATGGTGTTTGGAATACATACAATGCATCAGATGCGAACATTGATATTTCAAATGTGCAATTTTCAGATGATGGAGATGTGATTGTTCAAGTGGGTAGTGGATATTGGGTGTGGAACGGAGTAAATTATGATTTCACGAGTGACACCAGTGTTCGAAGCGTTTCGGGTGATGGATCTACCATAGTAAAACTTACAACTGATAACATAAACTTTTTTGTAACTGTATTTTCGTTGGTTAGTCAAACACAAGTTGCAAATCAACTCATTGGTGATTTTCAAGATGCACAATTGTCGTATAACGCGTCAAAAATGATTGTGAACACCAATACCCCCACCCTTACCGTATATGAAAAGTTGAATGACGAATGGGTTCGTTATGGACAAACAATCGGTGTATATGAATACGACAAAGTCAAATTTACAAAGGATGGTGACGCAATATTAGTGTTTAATTCTAATGAAACTTATCAAGATGTAAACGACTCTTACCAAGGTGTTGGAAGGTTATATCTCTATGATATAAGTTCGTCGAGTTGGGTTGAAGTATACCGTTATAAAAGTAATGAAGCGACATTTAATGGCGACTTCGTAGCTCTGAGTGACGATCAGACAATATTAATCATTAAAAAATCAGATTCTGTTACCGAATATATTAAAATTCAAGAGATTACAAGATCTGTAGAAAACTACGATGACATTGTTATCAAAAATTTAGAAGATGTGACAGACACAGGTGGCCAAGTACTAGGTGCTGGCTATCAAGGTTTAAGTACACAACAAGTGGAAAGATATTTGCTCAATGAAAATAGTTCTTATGGAAGGCTTATGAGCCAAGACCAACTTTTAGTATACAATGATATTCAAGACATTGTTTTATCTGATAACGGTCTTGTTATGATTGCTCACGTGAACAACTCAAATGCTTTAATTGTTTATAAAAGAAACGAAGTCAGTGACCTGTTCCCAGGTGATTATAAAATTGTTATAAATGGTAATGCTACACGTTTCTTATTAAATACAGAAACTATTAGTTCTTTAGCTGTTTCAAAAAATGGTACATATTTTTCATTAGTCACGACGACAAATGTTTATGTATTTAAATTTTTGAATAACAGATTTATTAATATATTTTATGTCGACACGGATAATGATAACGCAAGAAATGATATACAATCACACTCACTTCAAGATGTCACGCGGGTTTTGTTTTCTGAAGACGAAACTAAAGTTACTGTTTATGGACGAGGTATAACCACATACGATCTATCAAATCCTGGAACAGTTTTATTGTCAAACACGTTGGTACAATATTCAAACGTGTACGATGTTTCGTTAGACTTGAATACACTTGCTACATACGATTCTACTACCTATATACTAACAATTCAAAATATAGATGAAAATTATAATCTTACAAAATCCGGTTTAAATATAAACATCTCGGATGTGAATAAAATTTCATTTTCGACCGATGGTGCGATAATGGGTGTGGCAACACCTACGTACACATACATATATTCATACGATGGTTTCGGATGGAAACAGAAATCTCTATTGTTTCCGGTATTAGGTAATAGTACACTAAAAAGATTTATACTTTCTTCAGATGGAAATGCGGTTGCATATGTATCAGGACAAGATACAGCACCAAATGGTACAGTCATAAGAAAATATGTGTACACGGGGTCCGAATGGAAGAGATTTTTGTTTACGTCAGTCGCTGATAACACCGGTGGTGTAGGTGATGTAAATAAATCTATGATACACTACGTGAATGTGTTAAATGGCCCAACTAACGACACTATACGTGTAAGCACACTTCGAACACAGAAGGTAACAGAAACAGTTACAGTCGACGCCGATATCAAAGAACTTTACCCGAATCAAATAAATAGTTGTAAAGTTTGTCTCGAGATGGCATTCCTTGATGATCATGAAAGAAATTTGTTAAGGAGAACACGTAAAGATTATGTGATTACACAAGTGCAACACAACGTATTCAACATTCCAAAGTCAATCGAAGAACATAAGTTTAGGTTAGACTTTATCAACCCGGTCAAAGAATTATACTTTGTAATAAAGCGTGAAAACCTTAGACAGTACGAAGATTTTGTATCCGTGTTTGATTATGATAATGATGCTTTGATTGCCGAAAACAAGTTAATCTTTTACGAAAATCTCAAAAGTCTTGAACTTACTTTGAATGAT